CAGGGTAGGCCACCTATAGATAAGACATCCCAGGAATGTCTAAAACGCCTACAACGACTGATATCGGTATCTCGAAAGATCCGAACTCTCAGTTCAGTGTAGTTCTCACCACACCCAATTTTGGGAGATTAGAGTAGAGTAGATCACAGCAACCTTTTGAATTCCAAACAAGTTTGGCAGTTCTTCTGTGTTCATGGTCTTCTCCTCTCTCCTTAATCGGATGAGACGGCGCGTTAAAGACATTCACCCTTCATGGGATGAATCATCGACTATCGAGTGACTTAGATATTCTCGTCAGCACGAATTAGGACTCCGTTAGGGTCCGAGTCGTCGATGGGCATTTGTTCATTCATAGTTTCAGCATATTTCTGGTAGGAGCAAAACGTATCCAGGAACTCGTCGAGTGCCTGAAATCCTTGAGGACGGGGTTCAAATAAAGAACCTCCGTCATTGGATTCCAGCCTTTCGATTGGGTCCCAGAAACGTAACGCTTCTGAGTTAAGCTTTTTCCCTTCTTCGTCCGAAGGCGGTCCCTCAGAGAACAACTTGACAATGTCAAGGTTCTCATGAGCATACGCCTCAAAGAGCGAGGAAAGGTTTTCTGATTTTTCCAGTAGGTCGCCTGCGTCTTGGTACTCACACATATGGTCCAGTGAGGAATTTTTCCACTGTTCCATGATGAGTTCCAGACCGAAAGCGACCGCGTCTCGTGCATAATTAGCAGCCAAACCGTTAGACACCGGCAGATACATCACTTCCAAGAAGTTCCTATCAGGGGCTCTTTCTAAACGAAATGAGCCCCGATCAAGGACTTCTTTGGCAGCGGTAAATCTACTGATACTTCCGGCAAATTGGCGCACTTCAGCGTGAGAGAGGTCATCTGTCTTTGTTTGAAGTCTTTCCATTGGATCGACTAAAGACTGGAACTTCTCAAACCTGACCTGAGAAAAGTGTTTCCCTTCTTGTTCTCTCGAAAGGTCCCCTCTAAGGAGAGGGACGCAGACGAAAGAGAAAGGAGCACCTTTCACAGGATGCACTAGACTATACCTATGTAGACAGTCATAAAGATACACAGCCTTATGAAGCCGAGAGTCATAGCGAATACCTTTGCAGGTGTCCGCGAGACCAAGGCCCCCGTGCTGTGAAGAGAAGTGAAGACTTCTAGGAGTCTTCTTCAATTCTCTCCAGTTCCGCATTAAGAAATTCTCTTTAATCTCCGGGGTTGGACCCCAGTAGAATTGAGCTTCTTGGAACGTGTATCCAATTGTCTGTCCAGTGCGATGTTGACATGACACTTTACCTGTATGTAGTACATTCCCTTCGTAAAAAAGTTGGGAGTTCACTGTACAGAAGTGTTCGTCAATAAAGTTCTTGCCGACCGAGAGTGAAAGGCCGACGCGAGGAGCTAAATGCTTCCATGCGTCAATCTTCGACATCTCGTCGCAAGCAACAACATCGTCGCCGTTGACAAGGTATGATAACGGATCAAAACCAGATTCCTTCATTACAAAATCATTTAGAAAACACAATAACGGAAAAGATAAGAGGGAACCCATAAGTTGTCCGGAGGTTTGCACCCCGCTGACATCCTTTGGATAACGCATCTCATGAGCAGAAATTTCCCATCTGACCCACCTTGCGGTCGGTTCATGGTCAATTTGCTCTAAGATGCCCTCAATCAAAGCTTCCGTTACCCACATAGGAAAGTTGTCCGTAGCAGCCGTGTAGTCACCTGAGAGCCATAATGGCTCGTCAATCAGGTTTGACCTATCACGGATTCGCTGGATTACTTTCTCAATACGATAAATCCAAGGGAGTGTCTCTCCTTCAAAACTCTCAAGTTCTTTCACACCATTGGTGAGACAGAACTGAGGCTCGTTAGAGAGGTATCTCCACAGAGATTTTTGGAACGGCTGAAGTACTTTCGTATCAGCTTCTCCTATCGTGATCATCCGGACTTTTAACGGTTCCGGTAAGGCCTGGGCCTTTACGATCGGGCTATGTGGGGGAGGGTAACTTGGAAAATCCATGTATACTCGCTTGGCATTCGAAATGCACATATCATCATCGATATCAATGATCTGAGGATCCCAGATGGGTCCGTCGGTATACTTCTCGTAAGAAGTGTACTTAGACGCGACCTTTTGGGTCCACGAATCATGAAATGTTCGACGATGAAAGTCAAATTTCGCTGTTAGTCGGGACAAGATTTCTTCTGAGATACGGTCCTTCGGAATACCAACTTTTTTAAAGTTGACATCTGAGGTCTGGATATCTCGAGACATTGTCCCCGACATGTGCAGGCTAGCTGAGTTAACAGGTTTCCTAGTTTTGTGTTTCATGGAATATTGTTTCTTGGTATGATCTTCGAAGAAGTCGACGTCGTATTCCTGGCAGGTGAATGAACCCCTGTCCAGAAGTAACGGCATGTCGACTCTCCGCCAAAGAGCATTAGGATCTTCGACCACATCTCCTCCATTTGAATTGCGCAGGGTACTAGACCCATACGCCATATTCGACGTGAGGATGATAATCGGTGAGTCAAACTTCTTCCCTTTTTCCGACAAATCCGCCATTGGCAGGACATAGTCGTTGATAGAGACGAGAGTTACAAACTCACTGAGGTCGGTACGATCTTCTAGATCTTGGCCGAAGTCATCAAGAACAACAACCGGGTTATTGGAATATCCGTCCCAATGCTTCGTGGTACATGACCGTGAGTACGCAAAGCGTTCTCTGGGCATGTCCGGAGCAATATGGTATCGGATTTCTTCAATGATTCGGTTGACCAAAGTCGTCTTTCCAGATCCAGGAGGGCCAAATAAGCCAATCACGAGAGGTTCCATACGTACCTGATTTTCACTCAATCCTAGGATTGGGTGCTTCTCAAAGGTTCGGATGGTTCCGGTCTCGGATAGCTGTTTTCGGTTTCCTCCTTTCAACCGATTTCGTTCGATCGAGGACATAGCATTTGGGAATGTGGTGATGTAGGGGTCGTAAGACATCCCTGCACCTACCTTTCTTCCGTATGCTTTGAGCTTCTCGTAAAGAACGTCATCAACTGGAATCGTGTCTTCAACAGGTCGACAAAGAGAGTCATAGTGTTTCTCATATGCCTCTGCAATCATGTCTTCGCCCACTGGGGCGCAAAGACTTTTTGACTGCAAGAGGTTAAAGTAGAACTGAACTCTCTTGTCCTTTTTGATCAAGATATGATCGAGTTTCTTCTGAGTAATTGAAGGAAAGAGCGGAATGCTCACATCCTCATACTTCTCAGGAATCTCTTGATTCATCTGATACGAAAAAGTACCTGCCAATGACAACTTAATGATTTTGACATATTCCTTCTCCGGTCTTCCTTTAGGAAAGACTCGGAGGTAATGAAGTAACAAGTCGAATCTTCTCGCCCGTGTTCTCGACGAATTCCTGCGAAAGCGGAACTCAAGATGAGTATACGGGTCAGTCACGATTTTTGAGAAGATACGCGACTTGTTAGGCTGGCGACTGGTAGATTTGAGTGGGGCGGTTTTGAACGTTGGGAATGATACTATCATCCCGTAATTCGTCATCGCCTGGTCCACTGCATCTGATAGTCCCAGCACATGCTTAACTCTAGTATATTCGCGAAAGTAGTGGAAAGTCTGACCGAACTTTCGGTACCCAATCAACGAGTCCATAGGATAAGCCTCGGAGAGTTTTAATAAAACTCCGAGCGCCTTAGGACCTGTGAGGGTACCGAAGTATCGGCAGTCGAGAATAAATTTTCTCCTTTCTACCGCACTTGCGAACTTCAAGCTGGCTTTTTGGGCCTTCTTGTAAATATTACCAGAATCAACGGGGTAGCTGACCCCATTATTATGACTGAAAATCCTCAGCGTCGATTCTAGATCGAACACCAACGATCTGATGAATGAATTGTGCCTGAGGCCTGGGTTGTCTATTTCCATAGTGAAAATGACATCCTCAAAAGCCTTTACTTGACTCAAAGATTTGGAAAACAACCTGTCTTCCACCATCTTCAGGCTTGCTATTTTTTTGGCAAGTCAAGATTTAACCTTCCCGAGTAACTCATATTCGGGGGGCGAGGTCGAGCATGGCTAGCTCAACCAATTTAATTTGGTTGACAAAGTCGCCAACACTGCCTAAGCGGATCAATCGAAGAAGGGGGAGCTTCCCTCTATCGATCCGTATGGTTAACAGTGTTGAAAAATTGTCTGAGATTCTAAATAGAACTCGTGTATCACAG